GTTTTACGATTTTGATATGTGTACAATTTTAATGTGTACACATTGAAAAAAAGGCATTTGTACACATTTTGTACACATTAGGATTTAATGTGTACAATGAGATGTGTGTACAGATGCCTTTTTATTATAGTGTATTTAATATGTCCTTGTTGCGCTCACGCATGGTTTCTGTGACATGGGCGTATATATCAAGAGTGGTTGCTACATTTTTATGTCCCAGACGCTCTTGTACATATTTAACATCAGCTCCTTTGGCAAGTAAATTAGAAGCGTGTGTATGCCTGAGAGAATGGAAATCAAGCTCAGTGAAGCCAAGCTTGTGATGAATAACATTAAAACAGTGCATCATGGTTCTTGGCTGAATCCATGAGCCATCATCTCTTACAAGCACCATATGCATTGATTCGCCAGCCGGCTCATAAGTAAGTCTCTTAGAGTCATCTTCAAGTGTTTCACAGTAGATATAATTGTAGTATTCATTATAGTACTGTTCACATTCCTTTTCATGTTCGTACAGTCTTTTAAGTTCTGAAAGTGTTATATCATCAAGTTCTATGGTACGAAATGAATCATATTTAGGGTTTTCCAGATACCATTTATCATTATGGTTCTGTACCTGTCTGTTAATGCTTAATATTCCTTTATCAAAGTCTATATCATCCCACATAAGACCAAATATCTCACCTAGACGCATACCGCACCTATAAGCGAGCAGGAGCGGCATATGATATATATGTCCTTGTGCAAATGTTTTAAAGACAGTATCAAGCTGCTCATTAGTCCATACGACTCTTACTTTCTTCTTGGTTTTAACCTCTGCTTTTGCTCTTGGAAGCGGAAGAGAAATAGTTGCAGAAGGGTCATCATTAATAAATCTTGCAGTAGTCTTTGCGTAGGCAAATGACTTGGTAAGAATGCCCTTAACATTGCCGAGAGAGTTTCGCGACATTCCGGTATTAAAAAGATTATTTATAAGCTCCTGGAGAAGACTTGGCTCTATGTCTTTAAGATAATATGAACCAATAGCCGGCTTTATATATAAATCAATTTTCTTTTTATAAGTTGATGCTGTATTAGCCTTTAGATTAACCTTGCAGTAATTATCAATCCAGTAATCCATGTAATCAGATACAGAGATATTAGATGGAGTGAAGCTCTTGCCAGTCTGTTTATATTGTGTGTATGCTGCCATACCGGCTTCATATGCCTCAGATTGGTTCTTAAATCCGCTCTTGGTAATCCACTTCCTTTTGCCATCTACAGGTGCAGATTCGAAACGGTAAGCCCATAGATTGCCACGCTTATATGTAAGGACCTTAGATATTTTCTTTTTCATATTAATCATTCCTTTCTGTTTTGGGAAAGTTGCACCAGTGCAACAGTAAAAATGGGTATAAAAAATACACCTACTTGCAAAAGCGGTGTTCGGAATGATATAATACGGCTTGTCTAGGGCGATATTATATCATAGGCACAGCTTATGTAAGTATCGTGGTAAAAGCTCTTGTGTTGGTAGCACAGGGGCTTTTATTTAGTTATATCTTATTGTGTAATCTTTTTTTTCGATAATGCTTAGCATTATATTTTCTGGATTTCCTGTAATTATGCTTAACGATGAATTGATTATTGCAATATTCTAATGTGGCAGCAGCATTACTATCAGAGAATATTGAGGAACTAGGGAATAATTCATGATATTTTTCATAATCAATATTTCCATTAGCGTCTATAATTTGTGAAACTTTGTATTTGATATTGTGATTGGTAAGTTCAATATCATCATTAAAACCAATAGCATCAGTCAGATGCTGTATATCATTAGGGTACATCATAACATGTTGAGAAAAAGAACTATTAAGAATACTTATGACATTATTAAAAGGACATTTATAATTAAATAATGACAATAGGTTAACTAGCTTAGCTATTCCATATGTATTTTGCAATCCAGAAATATCATAATTTTCCTTTTTGAGCTCTTTAATAGCTTTTTTACCAACAGATACAGTGTTTTTAGGAATAAAAGAATACATACATTTTCCGTGTGCAGCCATATTTCTATAATCTAAGAAAAAAATAAGGGATTCCATAAATAAAGATTTTATTTCTTGGCGTTCAGCTATTGATTTTGAAACGCCATAAGCTAACATAATTAGTTCTGTTTTAACATCTGGTTTTAGTATTCGTACAAAGTTAAAAAGCGTACTCATATATACTTGCTTTAATAAAATCCAAGGTGGAACATTGTTATATTCTTTTAAGTGGTAATTTACAGGAGGTTTTGGATTGTCTATTACATATTGTAATTGCTTTAATATTTCGTTTTTACTCCAATGAGGATTTTTTGACTTAGTATTAATATAATTTTTTGAATCTAAATATCTTATATGCTTAGAAGAGTAATTCTTCGCTATAACATAAGATATTAAACTTCTCATATGTTCTTCTAAATCAACAAGAGCAATCATTATCATTTGTCTAAGGGTCTTGTCAAATTTAAAAAGAGAAAAAATCTGTTCGAATGAAACGCCAGGTTTAAATTCCTCATTATGGTTATCTAGTTTTATTACATAATTTTTCTTATATCCATTAATAACTTCATAATAGTCATATGTCATAAGAATATATTTTGCAAGTTTTTCATCATTAATGATTAATTTTCGTTCTTTTAGTAGCTCTATTTGTTGATCGATTGTTAAAAATTCTTGTGGGTTTTTATTCATATGCATTCTCCTAAAATGAAAATAGAGGACTTGAGATAATTATCTCAAGTCCTCTATTCACAGCCAAACAAGTTAGCCATATCTTCTTGAGATATATTAATCTATTATGAATTAAAAGTCAATAAATTTACTGACTCTGAATGTATAATTTCTAATACATTTTTTACACATTCATTTCAGGTACATTTTCAATTAATTGTAATAACTGGTCTTTTTCACTCATATTAATACCTCCATATACTATTGTCTCATTTTCAGACTTTCTCTATATTGTTCTGCATCTGGGATATCACATTCTTAATCCCCAGTTACTAGCAGACAATCTATTATATTGATATTGTGTTAATCTTATCGGAAGAGAGTTATATGCTTGGATTATTTGCTGATAATTAAAGCATGGACACAAACAATAAACAGAAGCATATGAGTCAATCCTCTTTTTTAGTTCCATTTGATTCAAAATATAATTATTTCCTACTCTTCGGTAGAATGACCACCAAGGATTATTAGCTGCACTTACTTGCAATCTGTGACAACCAAAAGGATTTTCGGTCATATAACTAGCACCATAACAAAAATGTGGGTCACCACTACGGCATTTATCACCATAACAATAATTCAACTTACCTATTATCTTTCTGTCAATGACTTTCCCGTTTATTATAGTAAAACTGGATTTCCATGTGCTAACCAATTCATATAAGCTTATAAAAGCGAGATATTCTTGTGGAGCACTCGAGTATATAGCCTGATGAAGAATGATTCCATTATCCGTTTGAGTATGATATTGCGGAGCCTGCTTGGCAAGAGTGACAGCTTTCATGTAATTTTCCGAAGAGGATTTTCCAAAGCAGATTGATATATACCAATCTGGGAAAACTATGTGAGCATCTTTTGTTTGCGGTGCATCCAAATTATTTGATATTGATGAAGAGCAGTCTGTTTTATCAGAATATGAAGGCGAATATTCTGTAGGCTCATTAATGGGTTGCTGTGATATTGTTGAATAATTCAAGTTGGCAACAAAATTTTTAATATCTTTTTGGACAGAAGGTATATTATATTGCATAACTAATGTATTATATATCTTTAATAGGTTGTTATCAGAAGAAGAAAAAACTATAAAAGAATTATCAATAAATTCTATAACGATGTATTTTAAAGAGAGAAATACATTATTTATTTCATGAGTAGAATAAATATATTTGTTTCCACCAAAGAAATCTATAAACAATTTATCTTCAAACATTCCAACATTACAAGTTATTTGGCGTTCATACTGAAGACCATTTATGTATGAGAGTGTAATATAAAATTTATTGTTAGTTAAAAATTTTGCAGCCTTTTTTAAAGATTTTAGCTCTTTCTTATCTATAAGCATATAAAGCATTCTCCCCCTTTTTAATGCTTAATTTATGTTGTGTGCATATATTTCAATCATATCAACATCTTTGCACTGTCTGTCATAATCTCCATTTTCAATGTGTGTTAATTCATGATGATATGATTTAAGATGTTGTTCTCGGTTTAGCCGAGAATTAAGCACGATTGTAAAAGAATCATCATTATTATTAACAGTGTATGCCTTTATTGTAGGAGGCATATCTGCGTAAATAACATTAGTAGTAATATTAATCATCCCCTTTATTTGACATTCTATCTATCATCTGCTTAACAAAGTCGATATCTTCTTTCTTAACCTTGCGAGAAGCGTCAAAGAGAACTTTGTATTCAGGATTCTCATACATAAACTGAGCCATATCTCTGGCATCATCATCAAGGTAATACCTATCGGGAATAACCTCAGTAGTAGGTTTTTTACCTAGTAAATAGTTCATATCAACATTAAATGTATCAGCAATTAGTTCCAAAGTTTCAAAATTTGGTTCTCTTTCGCCATTTTCATACATTCCAATAGCGCTTCTGGATACACCAAGTTTATCAGCCATTTGCTGTTGAGTAAGTCCACTTTGTTCTCTTATTTTTCTGAATATGTTAGGAAAATCACCCATATAATTCAACTCCTTATGTTACTTTAAATATATAATAACACGAATTGTGGAAAAATCAAGAAAAAATTCCACAAAATGTGTTGACACGATATGTGACAAGTGATATATTACAGTTAAGCCACAAAGTGTGGCATGAAAGGAGTGATAATTTGCAACCCAAGGAAATAGGCAACAGGTTAACAGTGTTAAGAGGAAATAAGCCACAGAGTGAAGTTGCGAAAGCAATAGGCATAAGTGATTCGGCTTTGTCTATGTATGAATGTGGCGAAAGAATCCCAAGAGATTCTATAAAGATTAAACTGGCACAGTATTATGGAAAGTCGGTTCAGTCTATTTTTTTTGATTAATAATGACACGATATGTGACATTATCTATACGAGGAGGTGAGAGAGTGAATTATACAGCAGTAGCGATAACAGCAATTATCTGCATAACAATATTGGTATTATGCCATGAACCTAAGAGGAAATAGATTAAGGAAAGGAGCAGGCTTATGAAGATAGCAACAATAAAGAGAGAGCCGGATGATATGGTGTATACAGTGGAGGAAGTGGCAACAATCATGCGAGCTTCTAAACAGTATGTTTATACACTTATCAACGCAAATCAGATAAGGGTGCTTAAAATCCCTCATACAAGAATAAGAAAGTCAGAGCTTGAAAGATTCTTTAGGGATAACGAGGGAAAGGATTTAACGAATCCGAATGAACCAAAGGATATTGTAATTTAGGAAAGGAGGATAATATGCGGCGTGTAGGTTTAATAATATCTTACAACAAGAGAATTAATGAGAATCTTAGGAATGGTAATACGGAGCTGGCTGCCAGATGGTACACAAGGCTGAGATTGTTAGAGATATTCAGCTTTGTGCCGGAAGGAGCTTACAGGCTTCCAACTATATAAAAAGAGCTGCAGTGAGGCAACACCGCAACTCAGATAATAACTCAATGATAGTGTAGACCATTTTGGAGTAAAAAGCAATGTGGAATTATGAATGTAGTTACTGTGGTGCTCTTTTAGACCCTGGAGAAAAATGTGATTGCCAGGATAAGGAGGAAGAAAGACGCAGACAGTATATGGGTAATTTTAAGGAGTCCCGAAACGGGCAAATGGTATTTAATTTTGGAGGAAATAATGAGAACAACAAAGATTCAGATTCGAGACATACTGGGTATCAGGGAATTTAACATGAATGGTGAAAGCATAGAGCTTTCAGGCTCAAATGGTGTAGGTAAATCATCAGTACTTGATGCTATCAGATATGCATTAACTAATAAATCTGGGAGAGATGTAATTGTAAGACGCGGAGCTGTTGAAGGAGAAATTCTTATTGAGACGGACAGCGGATTATCTATTGATAGAAAGAGCCGTATTAATAGAGCGGATTACAAATCTATAAAGCAGAATGGGCGTGAAATAGGAAGCCCAGAAGCTTTTCTTAAGGAGATATTTACTCCTTTGCAGCTTAATCCAATAGAGTTTATGGCTATGGATAAGAAACAGCAGAATGCAATCATTTTGGATATGATTCAGTATGACTGGGATATGAACACTATTAAGCAGTGGTTTGGAGAGATACCGGCATGGGTTAATTATGACCAGAATATTCTTGCAGTTCTTAATGACATTCAGAGTGAAAATGGAGAGTATTACCAGAACAGAAGGAATATAGACAGAGACAGAAGAAATAAGATAGCGTTTATAGAAGATATAGGCAGGACACTTCCAGAAGGTTATGACGCTGAGAAGTGGAGAAATGCATCTGCTGGAGATATCTATAGACAGATAGAAAGTATTCAGCGTGATAATCAGCTTGTGGAGCGTGCCAAGCAGGTAATTGAGAACAAGAACAATAAAATCCGTAAGTTTGAGGCAGATAGAGAGATTGAAAAAGCTGCTATTGAAAGAGAGTTCAGTTCTCGTGATAAGCAGATAACAGAGGATATTACAAGACTTGAAGGACAGATTGTAAGTTTAAGGCAGGAACAGAGCAGTCTTGCATCTAAGAAGGCAGACAAGCTTGCTCTGGCAGATAAAACTTATGAGGCCTCCGTTGCTGAATATAACGCACAATGTGCTGAGTACAATGAGTATGTTGACAGAGATATAAGAGATACATCTGAACTTAGTAAACAGGCACAGGCTATTGAAGATATGAAAGCCCACATTAATGAGTATGACAGAATGGTAATGCTTCAGAATCAGGTAGATGATCTGGCAGAGCAGTCACAGATTCTAACAGATAAGATTGAGAAAGCGCGAACATTACCAGGAGAAATACTGGAGGAATGCAGCATACCAATTGAAGGGCTTTCAGTTGAAAATGGGATACCTCTTATTAATGGGCTTCCAATCAGTAATTTATCAGAGGGGGAAAAACTGGATTTATGCATTGATGTAGCTCTGCAGAAGCCGAATGGAATACAGCTTCTGCTTATAGATGGTGTGGAGAAGCTTTCTACAACACTTAGAAATCAGCTTTATAAGAAGTGCAAGGACAAGGGACTGCAGTTCATAGCAACAAGAACAACAGATGATACAGATTTAATGGTTACAGAATTATAGGAGGGTTAATTAATGGACAGTATGATACCGATGGGACAGCAGATGGCTGTTCCTAAAACATCACAGACAGAGATGATGATAAGCAGGCAGGCACAGGAAGTTCAGGGAGCAATAGTAATGGCTAAGAAGTTCCCAAGAGATGAATATGATGCAATGGAGAGAATCAAGAGAACGTGCCAGAGAGCAACTTTAGCAGAGCAGGCTATATATTCTTATCCAAGAGGTGGACAGACAGTTATGGGACCATCTATAAGGCTTGCAGAAGCTCTTGCTCAGAACTGGGGTAATATTGATTACGGAGTTATTGAACTTGAACAGAAGAATGGTTCTTCAGAGATGATGGCTTATGCTTGGGATCTGGAATCAAATACAAGAGTTACCAAGATATTTACAGTAGAGCATAAGAGAGACACTAGAAAGGGTACATATCAGCTTACAGACAGCAGAGATATTTATGAGGCAACAGCTAATTTTGGTGCAAGACGAATGAGAGCCTGCATTCTTGGAGTTATACCGGGAGATGTTGTTGATATGGCTGTTGGAGAGTGTAAAGAAACCGTTAGAAAAGGAATAGGTAAAGAGCCTATTAATGAAAGAGTAACCAAGCTTATTAATGCATTCAAGGTAGAATTTAAGGTAACAAGAGAACAGATAGAGAAGTATGCAGAGCGTAACTGTGCAGATTTCGGAGAAGATGAATTTATTAACCTTAAGGGAGTATATAAAGCCCTTAAGGATGGACAGGCTAAAGCGGAAGATTATTTCCCGGTAGAAGAGGAAGTTCCTAATCCTATGGGAGGTGCTGCAGAATGATATTGACAAGTGAAAATTATTACAGTACAGAAGCAGACAGAGAGTATTTAAGTGTATCTCAGTATAAGAATTTTGTTGGCTCGCTTGGTCGTCCTGGCTGCGAAGCCTATGCAATGGCTAAACTCAATGAAGAATGGGTTGAGAATATGGAAGATTCAGATGCCCTTATGGTTGGTTCTTATGTTGATGCACATTTTGAAGGAACGCTAGATGTATTCAAGGCACAACATCCATGTATGTTTAAGAAAGACGGTTCACTTATGGCTAAATATATTAAGGCCAATGAAATGATTAACAGATGTGAACGAGATGAGTTATTTATGGCATATATGAGCGGTGAAAAGCAGGTAATAATGACCGCTGATATGTTTGGTGCTAAATGGAAAATTAAGATTGACAGTTATATCAAGGATAAGTGTATTGTTGACCTTAAGACATGCCAGAGCATAACCAAGACATTCTATCATGCAGATGCAGGCAACATGAATTTTCTGCATGAGTGGGGATATTACCTTCAGGGAGCTGTATATCAGAAGGTTGTGGAAATTAATACAGGAAAGAAACTGCCGTTCTTTATAGCAGCAGTATCAAAGGAGAAAGAGCCGGATATACAGGTTATAGCATGTGAACAGTCTCTTCTTGATGAAGCTCTTGCAGAAGTTGAGAATAATGTGCCTAAGATACTGGCATTAAAGAATAATGACATAGATCCTGTAAGGTGTGAACACTGTGATTACTGCAAGCATACAAAGATACTTAAAGCTCCTATCTGGTCAAGTGATTTGATTGGGGAGGTATAGGATGAAAAGTGTTTTAACAAAATATAACGGATTCTGTATCTTTTGCGGTAAGCCTACACAGACAGAACATCATTTGTTATTCGGTATAGGAATCAGGGAACTTGCAGAAGAAGATGGAGTAAAGATACCTGTATGTGATGCTGAACATAATATGGCAGGTGGTACAAGGCAGATACATGATAACAGCATTGCTGAAAAGCTGAGTAAGATAGCAGGTCAGCTTGCATGGGAAAAAGAATATTATAGAAGTCTTTATGGGAATGAAGATGATCCTGCCAGAGAAGCTTTCAGAGAAAGATATGGAAGGTCTTATTTATAACTGCTGAATATATCACATTTTTCGCACAGCAGAATAAAACCAGTCTCCCGGTTGCATACTTACCGGGAGGCGGAAAGGAGAAAGATGTTCTATGCATTTACAATCAAAGGCACACTGCCGGGATTGAATGAATACCTTAAAGCGGAAAGATGTTTTCATAATGGACATTGTGACGGTAATGACATGAAACAGCAGTATCAGATGCTTATATCTAACGCAATAAGGCTTAAATTAAAGCGTACTCATATAAATAATCCAGTGAGGATTAAATATACCTTCTATGAGCCAAATAGAAAGCGTGACCTTGATAATATATCAGGTGTTGCACATAAGTTTATACAGGACGCACTTGTTAAGTGTAAGGTTCTGGATAATGATGGCTGGAACAATATAGTAGGTTTTGAAGACCACTTTTTCACAGACAAGCATAATCCACGAATAGAGGTGGTATTGGAAGAGGTGGTGCAGTGAGGACAGAACAGAGAATCGACTACATAAAACAACTGAACGGGTTTGAAAGGTGGCTCGAAAGTCATTACTTGCCGGGCTCAGCGCAGTTATTGTACTACAAATTACTTAGTATTAATAACATGGCTGGGTGGTGCGAGTGGATACAAGTAGATAACCAGCGAGTAATGTCTCGTTGTCAGATGTCAAGAGAGGCTACATTAGTCGAGAACAGGAACAGATTAATAGATGCAGGTCTTATAGAATTCCAAAGAGGTAAGAAAGGAAGTCCTAATAAATATAAAATTTGTACTTTCAAATCCGTAGGACAAAGCGTAGGAGAAACCGTAGTACAAACCGAAGTACAATCCGTAGGACAAAGCGTAGGAGAAACCGTAGCCATATATAAACATAAACATAAACAAAATAATATAGCGCCTGCGCGCGCAAAAAAATTTGCAAATTACGAACAGCGTCCGCCTAAGGACCCTGAATTTTATAATGCCCTGCTAGAGAACAACAGGGAGTAGGAGGATATATGATTGCAGAGATAATAAGCTTTATAGCCGGAGCAGCATTAGCGAGTGTTATCGTCGGATTCTGTAAAGCTGGAAAGGACAACTAATGACACAGGAAACATTATTGCAGATAGGAAAACTTGGACTTGCAATAGAAGATGGCGCAAATAGGGTATTGGATATGTACAGAGTCAAGGAAGAACTTACAGGGGAAGACTTATTCAAGGGGGAGCCAAGCGAAGACAGAAGCCATTACGCAGGGTATACAAAGCTGTACAAGCTCCCTGGCATGAAAGATATAGCAGATGATGCGGCTGAATATATCAAGAACCGCTTAAGTGAGGTAATTGAAGAACATTGTAAGTCTTTAGAAGTCTGTATTTCTGCATTAAGCGATGCAGTAAAAGTAAAAGAGGACAAGCCGGATAGAAAGGCGAAGTCTCCCAGTAAAGAAGCGCAATGATGCTTTTGGGTTTTATTGTGCACAATGTGGTAAATATGTATCCACAATAACGGTAAGCAGAGAGACATGGGGCTACAAAAGAAATTGTAAATATTACTGCTCATATAAATGCATGAGGGCAGCAGAGAAATAAGAGTATCAGAAAGGAGCCTGGAACTCTGGCCAGAGTGATTCGTACGATGTTCCTTTCAGAAATGACATACAAAGAGTTTTTAGAAAGCAAGATAGAACTTGCACAGGATAGCGGATTTGAAGTAAATCCGGCAGATATTAACAAAGCATTAAAGCCACATCAGAGGGATGCCGTAATATGGGCACTTAAAGGTGGAAGAAGAGCTTTGTTTGAAAGTTTTGGTTTAGGTAAAACCATACAGGAGATAGAATTCTGTAAACAGGTAATAGATCACGAGGGCGGAAGGGCTTTGATTGTTCTTCCACTTGGAGTAAAACAGGAATTTACACAGGACGCTGTGAATGTTCTTGGATATGATGCACCTGTTTATTGCAGAAGTATGGAAGAAGTAGAATCCTGTGACAGCAGTATTGTGCTTACCAACTATGAAAGAGTAAGAGACGGTGATATAAGACCAGATTATTTTGTTGCAACATCGCTGGATGAAGCAAGTGTTTTAAGGTCTTTTGGAAGTAAGACATACCAGACATTTCTTGATAAGTTCAAGAATGTTTCTTATAAGCTGGTAGCCACAGCAACGCCAAGTCCAAACAAATACAAAGAGCTTATACATTATGCCGGATATCTTGAGATAATGGATACAGGGCAGGCACTTACAAGATTCTTTCAGAGAGACAGCACTAAGGCAAATAATCTTACATTGTACCCGAATATGGAAGATGAATTCTGGTTGTGGGTTTCATCATGGGCGTTGTTCATAACGAAACCTTCAGATGTAAATCCGAAATATTCTGATGAGGGCTATGTGTTACCTCCACTTGATGTAAGGTGGCATGAGATACCAATACATTACGGAGATACATCTGATAAAACAGGACAAATGCAGTTATTTACAGAAGCGGCAGCAGGCTTGAAGGAAGCTGCAGAAGTAAAAAGAAACAGCATTGACCAGCGTGTTGAAAAAATGAAAGAGATTGTAGAGAGTTCGCCTGAGGAGCATTTCCTTTTGTGGCATGACTTAGAGTCTGAAAGAAAGGCAATTCTTAAGGCAATACCCGAAGTTGTAGATATATATGGCTCACAGGATTATGACATAAGGGAAAAGCGGGTTATTGATTTTGCACAGGGAAGAATCAAGCTGTTTGCAACAAAGAAATCAATATCGGGCTCAGGCTGTAACTTTCAGCGTTACTGCCACAGGGAGATATTCTTGGGGATTGATTATGAGTTTAACGATTTTATTCAGGCAGTACATAGATGTTACAGGTTCTTACAGATAGATACAGTTGTTATAGACATTATATACATGGAGAACGAAAGACAGATAAAAGAAGCACTGCTTGAGAAATGGAAGAATCATAATCATATGGTTAAAAAAATGACGGATATTGTAAAGAAATATGGCTTAAGTCCGGCATCTAAAATAAAGCGGTTAGAGAGAAAGATGGGAGTTGAGACAGTGAAAGTACAGGGAAAGCATTATACAGCGGTAAATGATGATTGTGTTGAAGAGTGCAGAAGAATAGAAAGTAATTCTGTAGGACTTATACACACATCCATTCCATTCGGAAACCATTATGAGTATAGCGCCAATTACAATGACTTCGGACACAATGAGAATACAGAAAAGTTCTTTGAGCAGATGGACTTCCTTACACCGGAGCTTTTAAGGATTCTTGAACCTGGCAGGGTAGCAGCCATCCATGTAAAAGACAGGGTATTATTTGGAAATGCTACAGGAACTGGAATGCCTACAATAGAGCCGTTTCATGCACAGTGTATAGAACACTACATGAAACACGGTTTTCAGTATTTTGGAATGATAACAGTTGTTACAGATGTGGTCAGGGAGAATAACCAGACATACCGCCTTGGATGGTCTGAACAGTGCAAAGACGGTTCAAAGATGGGCGTAGGCTGTCCTGAATACATACTTCTGTTTAGAAAGCTTCCAACGGATAAGTCTAATGCATATGCGGATGATCCTGTAAAGAAAACCAAGGAAGATTATACAAGGGCACAATGGCAGATAGACGCTCATGGATACTGGAGAAGTTCCGGGAACAGGCTTATAAGCAAAGACGAGCTTAAGGAATTCAGTGTTGATGATTTACAGAGAGTGTACAGGGAATACAGCCGTTCCAATGTATACAGCTATGAAGAACATGTGAAGCTTGCGGAAGAGTTAGATAAAAATGATAAGCTCCCAGCCACATTTATGGTTGTCGCTCCCGGTTCATGGAATAACCTTGACGTATGGGATGATATAAACAGAATGAGAACACTTAATACAACACAGAGCAGACGCAGGCAGCAGATGCATGTATGCCCACTGCAGCTTGATATTGTTGAAAGAATCATTAACAGATACAGCAATGAAGGTGATATGGTTCTTGACCCGTTTGGAGGCTTAATGACAGTTCCAATGACGGCAGTAAAGATGAAAAGATATGGCTATGGAATAGAACTGAGCTGTGACTATTTCAGAGATGGTGTTGGATATCTTCAGGAATCAGAAAATGAGATAGAAACACCTACACTGTTTGACTTTATGGAGGCTTAATATGATAAACGGGGAATTAATAGTTGATAATTTCGCTGGTGGGGGCGGTGCCTCCACCGGAATAGAAGAAGCTACCGGCTTTAGTGTGGATATAGCAATTAACCATGATCCTAAGGCTATTGCAATGCATAAAGCAAACCATCCGAATACAAAGCATTATTGTGAAGATGTATGGCAGGTAGACCCAGTGCAGGCATGTAATGGGCATCCTGTGGGGCTTGCCTGGTTCTCTCCTGACTGTAAACATTTCAGCAAAGCAAAAGGCGGTAAGCCAAAGGATAAGAATATAAGAGGTCTTGCATGGGTAGCGTGCCGGTGGGCTGGACTGGTAAGACCTAGAGTAATCATGTTGGAGAATGTAGAAGAATTCAAGACATGGGGACCACTGAACAGAGGGCATCATCCAATAAAAACAAAGCAGGGCAAGACATTTAATAAATTTGTAAACCAGCTGCAGGATTTAGGATATGAAGTGCAGTTCAGGGAGCTTGTGGCAGCAGATTACGGAGCGCCAACCATGAGAAAGAGATTCTTTATGGTTGCAAGATGTGACAAGAGACCTATTATATGGCCAGAGCCTACACATGCACCAGCAGACAGCGAAGCTGTGAAAAAGGGACTGCTAAAACCTTATGTTGGAGCATATACACAGATAGATTTTAGCAGACCATGCCCCAGCATATTTGATACATCTGAACAGATAAAAGAGAAATATGGAATAAAAGCGGTAAGACCATTAGCACCTAAGACAATGGAAAGAATCGCAAGAGGATTAAAGAAATTTGTTTTGGATAATCCAGAGCCTTTTATTGTTCAGTGTAATCATGGTGGAGACAGAAGACCGCTGGATACTAAAGAACCATTGCCAACAATTACAGGTAAACATGGATATGGGATTGTTGAACCTTACATGATTCAGATTGGACAGACTGGTTTTACAAAAGACCGGAGCAAGAATATTCAAGAGCCGCTATCTACGATAGTAAGTAAAAACGAGCATTGTTTAATATGTCCTACACTGATCCAGTACCATTCCGAAACAGCACAGGGAGAAGTCCGGGGACAGACAATAAAGGATCCGATCATGACCGTGGATGGATCGAACCGGTATGGATTAGTTACATCATTCTTACATAAATATTATGATGGTGGCTATAAGGGAGCCGGAGAAAGCATGGAAAATCCACTGCCGACAATAACAGCGTGGGATCATAACAGCGTTGTTACGGCAAATTTGATCCAGATGAACAATCACTGCGATGGGAAGGACATAAGACAACCCTTACCTACCATTACGGCCGGAGATGGACATTTCGGGGAAGTTCGGGCATTTCTGATAAAGTATTACGGACAAGGCACCGGACAGGACATTCAAGAGCCGTTAGATACAGTAACATCGCGGGATCGATTCGGCTTAGTAACAATCGAAGGCGAGGATTATCAAATTGTAGATATTGGACTTCGAATGCTGGAGCCAAGAGAGCTATATGGATGCCAGGGTTTCCCGGACGATTACATTATAGACCATGATTACACTGGTAAGACATATCCAAGAACAGAACAGGTTAAGCGGTGCGGGAACTCTGTAAGTCCAATGATACCAAATGCACTGGTAAGGGCTAACCTTAAAGAATTATGTATAGCGCAGAGAATGCCTAACTGCAGTATAAACGAGGAAAAGACAGGGCAATTAAGATTTGCCTAATAAAATAATAAGGAGAATGATTATGATTAAATGTGATAAAAATAGAATTGAAATAAAAGGAACACCAGTAATACTTGTTGGAGAATTAGGAACAGCAATACAGACTGTATATAGAGCAATGCTTAATACAGGCATTGATAAGGCATTTGCTGAAGAAAGAATTAAGAAAGCCTGTGAGCTGGCACTTTTAACAGACAAAGAGCAGGAAGAGGTATCGAAAGACCTTGATAAAAAAATAGATGAAAAGTTGGATAAATTGGCTAATGCAATATTAAAGGAACTTTTTGAGGGAGGTAGTAATGATGGTCAATAGAGATTGTATAATGGCTAATCTTGAGCGGAGAGACTGTAAAGGACTTAAAGAACTGTATTGCGCCAAGGAGGATAAGCCTTGCCCATTCTATAAGCCGGCGGATAAATACAATAGAGATGGCAGCAGAAGGAGGAAGGCAAATGAAAAAATACATCTGATATGTCTATGATTGAACTGGCACATAATAGTTGCTATATAGATAATAAGCGTAATGCAAGATACAGAGATTACAATTTAGACATTGACAGTAGGCAGCTTGCAAGAAGTCTTATGAAAGATATTTGCAATGTAGATTTAACTGATTTATCAGATGAAGAATTTGAGGAATATATGGGTTCTATGCTTTCAGTAGAAATAGATAGTACAGTAGGACTTCTGGCATTGTTTTATCGTAATTTATGGGCGATAGCTGATTTAAGAGAAAAACTGAAAGAATTGAGAGGTAAGAATGAATAAAAGAAAAGCAATATCTAAAAAAGTGAGACAATCTGTATATCTCATGTATAACGGACATTGTGCTTATTGTGGTACAGAAATAGCTTACAAAGATATGCAGGTAGACCATGCAACACCGCTTAGGATAGGTGGAGCAGACGACATTTCAAATTACATGCCAGCTTGTAGGAGCTGCAACCACTATAAAGCCACTTTAGATGTCGAGGGATTTCGAAAGTATCTTTCGGAAATACATAAAAGGCTTATGCGTGACAGCATACCTTATCAAGTGGCGGAGCGGTTTGGTATAGTAAAGCATATGTCGGATAATGTGAAGTTTTATTTTGAGAAAGTAGAAGGAGACGATTATGTGGAAAATAACAAAGAAAGACGGTATTGCAGTGGAGATAGAGAGGTGTCCGGATGAGCAGAAGACGACATAAGCACCTGAATGAATATACATGCTGTGAGCAGTGTTCTAACAGCGTGGCAGCAGACGGAACATATACATGCAATAGAAAGACGATAATAGAGAATTATATGCCAACAGAAGATTACTTCTGGTGTGATGGAGAGATGTTTATCAGGAGGGAACATGAGACTAATTGATGCAGATAAAGTAAATTTTAATGAAGTATTCGTTGGAGCAAGTGAGTTTGCACAGGATACAAGATATGTAGCACAAATATTAATTAATAGACAACCTATTGCCTATGATGTGGACAAGGTTGTGGAGCAGTTGGAAGAACTTAGAAAAGAATGTGAAGACCCATTGCAGGATTATGACCCAAATTATTTTATTGATAAAGCAATCGAGATTACGAAAGGTGGTGGAGTAGATGGCAATTAAACCGATTTTATTCCATACCGAGATGGTGAGAGCAATTTTGGAAGGGAGAAAGAGTTGTACTCGGCGGTTAGTAAAGCCTCAGCCAGACGGAAAGCATACATTTCCGCTCGGTTTTGTTACAGACAGCACAGAAAAGAAAGAGGTAGGATGCTTTGGATTTGGCATTGATGAGTGCGGCGGTTCTATTAAGTATGTAAAGCCACCGTATCAGCCGGGCGATATTCTTTACGTTCGGGAAACATGGGAGCGTTTTGAATGTTGGAACTGTGATGGAGACGAAAGAGGGAATTGCCCCAAAGAGCCAAAGAAAAGCGTTTTGAATAAAACTTGTGGTTGCTACATGTATCGGGCAACAGATGAAATAAGTGGAGACGCGAAGTGGCACCCATCCATTCACATGCCGAAAGAAGCCGCACGTATCTGGCTGAAGGTTACGAATGTGAGAGTGGAGCGGCTACAGGAATGCGGAGAGGGATGGTGTATTGATATTGAAAAAGAGGGCATTGCAACCCCACAGGACCCTATATTATACATAAGTGATGACGCTTTCCATGATGCATTAAGAATGGAATTTCAAAAAACTTGGGACAGTACCATCAAGAAATCTGATCTTGACCGCTATGGTTGGAATGCGAATCCGTGGGTGTGGGTTATCGAATTTGAGCGATGTGATAAGCCGGAAAGTGAGGGATAATATGAAAGAGAGTGAAGCATTAGAGTGGATAAAGGAATTAAAAGGTTCAGGAGATGAGAAGAGGGTAGGTGATGAATAACTTGAAAAATAACAATATAAAAGACCTTCTTAAGCAGTACAATGACTTGGTTAAGGAGAAACAGGAAATACAGGCCGCGATTGATAAAATACAAAGAGAACTTGATAAAATGGAAGCTGAAGGCTATACGGAAAAGGATAGTGTTACCGGTGGAAATGGGGGTAAGCAGCATTTTGTTGTAGAAGGCTTCCCTTATCCGGCATATTCACAGAAGAGAACGCTTCTTTTAGTACGACAGCAACAGCAGATAGACATTAAAGGGAAGATAGATACGCAGATAAACCTCATAGAACAATGCATTAATCAAATTGACAACAGCAGAATGAGGCGACTTATAACATTAAGATACGTGGAAGGTTTATCCTGGGTACAGGTAGCAAGAAAGATGGGAAAACACCACACAGCAGATGGTTGTAGGATGGCCGTAGAAAGATTCTTATCAAAAATTTAAAGTTTGTTCGCTCTGTTCGTTTTGTCTGTGGTAATATCTAAGATGACCAAGGTGGACATGATGAACAGCATGATTTCTCCATTATTAAATATTAAATACCCCCCGGTAAGGCACTGGCTTAAGGCTGGTGCCTTTTTTGCATGTCAAGAAAGGAGCTGATTGTGTGGGATTAACAGACAAACAACGGAAATTCTGTGATGAATACCTTATAGACCTTAATGCCACACAAGCGGCTATTAGAGCGGGGTATACAGAAAAGTATGCAAATACAAATGCATCAAAATTACTACAAAATACTACAATTTCACAGTATATAGGAGAAAGACAAAAAGAACTATCGCGTAAGACAGAGATTACTCAAGAGCGAGTAATAAGGGAACTGGCACTGATAGCTTTTTCTAATGCTACTGATTATGCGCGTGTTGTAGAAAAGAAAATGAAAATAGAGGTTGATGGCGTACTTGTAGATGTACTTGATGAAGATGGCAATCCTATTATGTATAGAACAGTAGAGCCAGTGCTGACAGAAGAGCTCACGGACGACCAGAAAAGAGCATTAGCAGTTATTAAAAAGGGGCGGGATGGATTAGAGGTTAGACCTTGTAGTAAGGAAAAAGCTTTAGAGCTTCTTGGTAGACATCTTGGTATGTTTACAGACAAGATAGAAGCTAATATTAATGATTCTGTAAAAAACGAGCTTGCAGAGCTTCTTGCTCAGCGTAAGGCAAGGGGTGAGCCTAGTGCTGCTAAGTAATAAATATTGGGATTACATAGATACACCGGCAAGAGCAGAATTCCTTGAAGGTTCTACTGCATCAGGTAAGACAACAACGGTTGCTGTGAAGTTCATAATGAATGTAGCTGAGTCGGATATGAAGCTGCATGTTATAGCCGGTAATACAACAGGTGTTATTGAGAAGAATATTATAAATGCTGATATGGGATTGCTGCAGATATTTCCCAATTTGGAATACTGTGGAAACGGTGATAAAGAGAATAAACTTCCACATATTAAATTCAAAACTGGCAGCAGTACAAAGATAATATATATTCTCGGTTACGATAATGCCAGCAAGTGGAAGAATGCCTTGGGTTCGCAGTTTGGATGTGTGTGGGTTGACGAGTGCAACACAGCCAACATAGATTTTATACGAGAGATATTTGGCCGTTCTGAATACTTTGTAGGAACTCTTAATCCAGATGCACCTACATTACCCATATATTCAGAGTACATCAATCACGCTAGACCGATTGATAAGTACAAGGCGGATGTGCCAGAAGAGATATGGAAGGACCTTAACGGCTGTGAGCCTATTAACGGCTGGGTGTACTGGTTCTTTACATTTGAAGATAATATATCCATGACACCAGAGAAGATAGAACAGAAGAAAATGAGCTATCCTCCCGGTACCAAGATATATAAAAACAAAATATTGGGCTTAAGAGGCAAGGCTACAGGTCTTGTCTTTTCTAATTTCTGCAGGCGGCATGTTATTACTAAGGAACAGGCTAAGGCATTTATTAAGCGAGAATATGACGACAAGCAGACAGAATGGTTTGTAATATATACAAGCGGTCTGGATACGGCATATTCAACCAAGAGTCCTGATACTATTGCAATGTCATTTATGGGAATAACCAATAAAGGCAAATTGATAGTGCTGGATGAAAAGGTATATAACAATGCGGCTCTTGATATACCAATAGCTCCAAGCGATACAGTAAGGAATTACATAGACTTCCTGGAACGCAACAGAAAAGAATGGGGCGGCATGGCAAAGAACACCTTTATTGATAACGCTGATCAGGCAACAATAACAGAATTTGCCAAGTATAAGAGAGAGCATCACGAATGCCTGTATATATTCAACAATGCGTATAAGAAAGTAACAATAATAGACAGAATAAACCTGCAGCTTGGTTGGATGTCCTTTAACGACGAAAAGGGCAAAGAGCCAAGCTATTATGTTGTAGATACATGCACGAACTACATCGGAGAACTGCAGGTATACAGTTGGCTGGAAGATAAAGACTGTGAGCCGGAAGATGGAAATGACCACATGGTAAACAGTACGCAATATGGCTGGATACCATATCGAGACAAAGTTGGAGTAGAAAATAGAGAATAGATAGGAGAGTGAGAGAGGTGAGCATATTTAATACTATGGCTGATAAGATAAGAGATGGAATAAGGACATGGTTGCGTGTGCAGCCGGCACAGAGAGGAATAATTAATATACAGGAAATCTTCGACTTTGAAGGTAACGCCATTAAGAATCAGATATGGTACAGAGGCGTAAGTGAAGAGCTGTCGCAGCTGTATGATCAGGTTGATGGGGACAAGACAAGATTCTGGGCTGCAAAATGCTCTCCTGGGCTAGCGATAAGAAAGATACATGTAGGATTACCTGCAATGATGGTTGATATGCTTGCAAGTATTGTTGTTGCAGATATGAACGAGGTAGATGTTGGCAGTAGGCAGTCAGACTGGGATAAGATAGCGGAAGAAAATGACTTTACAGAGCTTATAAAGCAAGCAATATCAGATACACTTATTGTTGGAGATGGAGCATTTAAGCTATCCATAGACACGAATCTCAGTCAGTATCCAATCATAGAGTTTTATCCTGGCGACAGGGTAGAGATAATAAGAGAACGCGGCAGAGTGAAAGAGGTTGTGTTTAAGACAGTATATACAGTTAAGAATCAAGAGTACATTCTGCTTGAAACATATGGCAAAGGCTATATAACATATATGCTCACAAGAGATAATAAAGAATGTGATATCAGCACTGTGCCGGAGCTTGCAGGTTTAAGACCTGTAACATGGGAAGATAAAAGTTTTATGATGGCCATACCGCTCATGTTCTATAAATCAGCGAAATTTAAAGGCAGAGGTAAGAGCATATATGACAGCAAGATAGATGAATTTGATGCACTGGATGAAGCATGGAGCCAGTGGATGGATGCCTTAAGACATAACCGTACAAAGGAATATATACCCGAGAATTTACTTCCTCGAAATCCAAGTGATGGAGCTGTTATGCTGCCAAATTCATTTGACAACGCTTATATACAGTATTCGTCTCCTATGGCAGAAGGTGCAAATTATAAGATTGAAAGAGAACAGAGTGAAATACCACATGAAGGGTATCTTGCTACATATATCACGGCATTGGACCTTTGCTTACAGGGAATCATGAGCCCTTCTACATTGGGAATAGATGTAAAGAAGCTTGATAATGCAGAAGCACAGAGGGAGAAGGAAAAAGCAACGCTGTACAGTAGAAATAATATTGTAAATCAGCTCCAGAAGGTTCTTCCGAAGCTTGTAAAAATGACATTGCAGGCGATAGATACACTTAATAATTCAACAACACAGGACATTGATGTTGATGTGACATTTGGTGAATATGCGAATCCTAGCTTTGAGAGCCAGGTTGAGACAGTGAGCAAAGCCAAGCAGGGAGGCATTATGAGTGTAGAAGCGTCCATTGATGAGCTGTATGGAGATACCAAGGATGATGACTGGAAACAGGAAGAGGTTGCAAGGCTTAAGGCTGAACAGGGGATATCTGATATGGAAGAACCGGCACTTAATATGGAATCAGATGGCTTTGAAGTGGACTTTTAATGAGGTAGCCTATGTTAAATACAGACTATGATATAGAGAAAGCCTTTAAAGCTATAGAAGATGAGCTGATTGCTTCCATGATGCGTAATCTTGCAAGCCATAGAGCAGAAGAGACAGATATGGGGTTTAACTGGTCACAGTGGCAGGTAGAGCAGCTTAAAGCTTTGGAAAGGTATAAAGCACAGAATAAAAAGAAGTTCACGAAGTCATTTAGCAATATAAATGATTCTATTGAAGCAATGATATTTGCTGCCAGACAGGAAGGCGGTACAGAACAGGAACAGAAGATATTAAGGGCCTTGAAGAAAGGTTTGAAAGCATCTAAGGTGTCACAGGGCGCTGAAGGTGCTTTTTTCAGGCTTAATACCAGGAAACTGGAAGCTCTGATAAAAGCCACAAAGAATGATTTTGGTACAGCAGAGAAGGCAATGCTCAGGATGTCCGAAGACA